GTAAGGTTGCCTATTAGGTCATATAAACGAGTACTCATAGGAAGAAATTTTGTATTAGCTAAAGTAACTTATTTAAATGAAGAGTCAGCTAAGTGGAAGATGGCTTTCAAAGTTATGGCGAGTCCATACAGCTTACTTCGGGCCTGTGGATTTAGCCCACAAATGGCTGTAGGTTTGATTTTTGCTGGCTCTACGGTAGGTACTGGAGTCGTGGTAAATGAAACTATACTTGCAGATAGGTCATTTAAAAATGGTGATGCGGGTGTGTATGCAGCACCTGCGGATACTCCGTCTGCTGCTCTTGAAGAGATGTTGGCATTTAGAAAAGATAATAAAAATGATAATACGTTACGGATCGTACTGGGTGTCGTACCAGTACGAGAGATAAAAATCGAAAACGTATCCGTAGGTACTGTCTATACGGGAGGTACAATACCATCATCGGCACACACTTCTGCTAATGGCACTGCTGCTACTGCCACTGCGGTATTAATTGGAGGTACTGTGGTAAGTGGTGGCACTAGTACTTTCTTAGAGATTGGCGAAATGATCCTTGAAAAATCTAGATGTTCATATTTATATTTTGACAATACTACCGCACATACTATTAATGTTATTGGAAACGCCAGTGATGGACAAAGTATAAATCAAACTCCTGGCACTTCCAGAATGAGGGCAATTGGTGGTGGTCATCATCAGGCAGAGGCGATGGTGACTTCGGGTGGCTCATATGACCGCATACATATCGACGCTCCTACAACTGCGATCAACGGCAAAATAGGAAAATTAACTTTAAGCAATTTATATACTGAAGGTGGGGCTTGTGTGTTTGATCGGATGAAAATCGGAACCTTAACGATTGAGCTTAATGAGGTAGGAATTGCTAATGGCTTCAGTACTAAGGAGTTTAAGATTCACCAGAGTGTAACAGCAGCCAATTGGAATGTGTCTGATAATGTTGAAGTAACAATTGGCGCACCATCTGAAACGCTGACTAATAATTAGTAAAGGAGAGTTTATGACTAGTGTATTAAAGGATGACGATAAGATATTTACTATGTATAGCCAGTACAAAGATTTATTAGACAAGATACATACATTAGAGAAAAATGGAAAATCTCAGATAGCTGCTCATCTAACAGTTGCACATATGCTAGACCATGTGGTATGCTTAATTAAAGAAGATAAGCCCCCAACGGTTAAGAAAATAAAGAAAGCACCCAAAACTCTTTTGGAGATATATTCAGAAAATGGCTAGAAGAAATTGGTTTAAGTGTCTGTGCGGTGCAAAACTTCATGTAAAGACGGGGGCAAGAATGTGTTATAAATGTACACGGAAAGCAAGTAAGGAGAAATAAATGATAACTATTTATACATCATTTGGTTGAGGGCCATGTTTGGCAACCAAGTCTTGGTTGAAGAAAAACAATATTGAATACACAGAGAAGAATGCATCAGATTCGGAAGTTGCAGAAGAATTGTTGGGTTTAGGTTATAGAACTACACCAGTTATTGTAAGTGATAAAGGAACAATAGTTGGCTATAGCCCCGCAAAACTAAGTGAAGTTCTATTATAATAGTATAATAAAAAAGAGAGGAGGATAGTATGCTAGGAAACATGTTAAGAGAAAGAGACCAGCAGTATGTAGCTACTAGAGATGATGCTACTAATACATGGAGAATATTAGATTCATGGAGTGATGCATTAAAGGAATTGGATGTCGATGATGATATTCCCGATGATTCATCAGCAGTTAAAATTCTCTCAGAAGGAGAATTTATAGCGGTTGTTAAAGAAGCGGCCCGATTAGGAATTTTACAAAACGTTCCTTCAGGTTCTACTGAAGAGGATGAGGAGATATTAACAGAGGCTTCGGATAAAATTGATGTTCTTACACAGGATTTGGAAGAAGCCCGACGAAAATTAAATGCTGTAGAGGCTCATCCTCCACGGTCTGAACAATTTGAATTAAAGGAGTTAGCATTGCAAACTGTTTTAAAACTAACAGCGTTGTCTGAAGTGGAAATGTTAACTTCAAAGGATATGTAAAATGAAACTTTCTGAGTACTTACCTGAAGTTCCAACCATGGCAAATAGAATGTCCCAATTAAACGGGCAAATAGCTCAATTAGAGCTAATGAAATCGGGTGGAGCGACGGGACAAGCCCCTACTATTGGACTAGACCATATTGTAAATACTTGGGTTCGCCATCAAATGGCGTACAGGCAGCAGCTTGTAATGGATTTACAGATGGTAGCGTATTCTGTTGAAGAAATAAGGGGGCCATTAACACACATAACTAGTGAAGTTTTTCGGCGTGGTATGAATATTAAGCCGATTAAAGAAAATCCTAATTCAGACCAATTAATTCGTTTAGAGGAATTTCTGGATGATTGCAATGTATTTGACCAAAGTCTTGAAGAGGTATTACGTCAATTTCATTTCGATGTAAATTCAGTTGATGATGGTTTTCTATATCTAGCCAAGGAATATAAGGTTGATAAGGATGGTAAAACACTTCGGTCAAAAATAAATGAAATTAGAAGGCTTAATCCTGCTCTAGTAGAATTTGATTTAGATGCGGCTGGGTTACCTAAAAACGCACATTTCATGTGTCCTATTCATAGAGAACAAGTACATGATGAACCTTCGACTTGTGAAGAAAGTGATTGTGAACTAGAATGTAGGTCAGTTATGTATAAGTATTATCATAGAAATAAACATTTATATCTATTTGATTCTGAAATTATTCATTTATCCAAGTTCTCTCCCTCAGAAACATATGGTTGGTCTCCTATATTAACAATTTTTGAAAAAGCTTTAACTATCATTGGAATGGATAAAAACCTATTTAGATATTTCTTTGAGAGGAAAATGCCAGCTTCTATGATGATGGTTTTTACAGATGACCCAGAAAGTGTTAGAAGAGAACGGGCGCATATAGCAGCACAAACTAGACTAGACCCTAACTATATTCCTATGGTGGCGGTGTCTTCTAGGAATCAAAGAGGTAGAGTTGAACTACTTAGATTATTCCATACTCTAAGTGAGATGGATTATTTACCTGTACGTCATGAAATACGAGAGCGTATAGCTGCAATGTGGGGTGTTACTCCTGCGTGGCAGGGTGCGCCTGAAGCCTTTGGTGGATTGTCCACACAGACTCAACAGTTAGTTGTTATGAGTCGTGTGGTAGAAGGTGACCAAAGACTATTCCATGAGAAAGTTTTTCCACAGATACTTGACGCATTCGGAGTTACAGACTATAAACTTGAAATGCCTAATCCCGAAGAGAAGGCTGAAGCTACCAAGATTAGCTTCTCACAACAGAGAGCGCAAGTCGCCAATATGTACGTAGCATTGGGATTTGATGTTAAACTTAAAGGAAATGATGTTTCACTTGATGAAGCTGAGTTTATAATTTCTGGTAAAGCTGTACCTATGATGCAGTTACAGGGCGAACAAATGGCTATGGGTATTGAGCAAATGGGTAAACAAGCTGAAATGCAAGAGGAACAGATGAATGCGATGGTGTCGCAGCAAGGAGAAACAGCAGGAGTTAATCCTGCTCCGGGTAGGGTGGCTGCGGCTCCACAAGGTGGAGAAGGGCCGGGAGCCGCTCCTATGAATGCTGGCCCACTTCAAATGATGTGGGAGGGTTCTGTAGTAGAAAAAGCCGATGGTAAATTTGGCGGTAGAACTGGTGGACGTACTCCCAATTGGCATGATAAACTACCCGGTGAGGAACGTAACATAGATACATACTTTGATAATAGAAATGAAGCTGAACAAAATAGACAATTTGGTATTAAAGGATTCGGAAGCCCTAAAAATATTGCAAAGGCTTGGGTTCCTTCCCTAATGGATAAAGGCTTCAGTAGTCCTATAATTAAAGACATTACTTCAGACGCTTCGCAGATGTGGTTTACTCAAGATGGAGTTGATTATACAGCAACATTATTATCTGGTGGTACTATAGGAGATGTATCTAAAGCTGTTATACAGCAACCTCCTACTGTTCCTCCCAAGATTAATTATAATCCAACAGGCCCTAACAAACATGATACAGATGAGGATGAAGATGCCGATTAATCAAAAGGATGGCAAATGGTATTGGGGAAGTAAGGGGCCTTTTAATAGTAAAAAGAAGGCTGAGGAAGTGGCGCAAGCCGCACATGCCTCTGGTTACGTAAGTAAATTAGTAAAAGGTTTTTTTCAACCTAATAGACCTACTACCAAGAAAAAGTCAGATTTTAGTTGGGTTGCTCCTATGCATGACGAATTGCATGGGGGGCCTAAGTCAGCCACTGAAGTAAAAGACTTGGAAGAGCGGCAGGCTAGAGAGGCATTAGCACCGTTAAAAAGATGGGAACGAAAGAGAAATAATGTAGCTAAACTGGTTAAATTTATAAAGGAGGATGGTGGCGGTGGTGGAGAAGGAGGAGCATTTACATCTGCTGATGTAGGAACACCTACATATGGCTCCAATCGTAAGAAGAAAAGGAACCGTAAATTACTAAAATCTGTTTTAGGTATATTTAAACAAGAACATCCTTTTGTCCCATCAGGGCAAGGTAGGGCTTATGAAGAAAAAGTTACTGCCCGAAAACA